CTAGAAAAGATTGGCTATAGCTTTGGACGCAATCCGGTTGATGTCCTCAGTATAATTTACGTAGACTCTTGACACGGTTTCGACAGAATCCCCCAAGATATGGGCAACAAGATTAATGTCGCCGGTCTTGGATAGCAGCAAGGTGGCAAATGTATGGCGCAAAGCGTGTATGGATCTGCCAGGAAAATTTTTTCGGATGATCTCATTTAGTCTGGAATGGATTGAGGGAATATTGTCCAAGTTAAAAACAGTGCCGGTGATTGTCATTGGCATTTTTGATCTCCATTCTTTGAGTTCCTTTAGTAGAGCAGGAGACGCGGGAATCGTGCGGTTGCTTTTGCGGGTCTTGCAGGTCGTGATTCCATAAGTTTTATCGCCAACGAGATTATACTGTTGCTTGATTGTAATGGTCTGGTTGAACCAGTCAACGGCATCCCACGGCAGACCGGCAATTTCCCCAAACCTCATCCCTGTATTCGCTCCAATGGTTACGATGAGTTTAAATATCGGCTTGTCGTCCAAGATTCGGATCAGTGTGACCAGTTCTTCTTTGGAAAAGGCTCTCAACACTGGTGGCTCTCTATCTCTAGGAATCTTGATCCCTTTAGCGGGATTGACTTTGATGATCTTATACGTCGTTCTAGCATGTTCTAAAACTGGCGCGATAAATCGCAACCAGCTTTTCTTGGTTGACAGTTTGCCTGGCATCTGCATTAAAGCGTTGGTGAGATTTGCAATGGTCAGTTCTTTTATTGGCAAATCCGCCAAATCTCCAAGGCTGTTGATGCCGTTAGAATAATTTTTTAAGGTATTAGCAGAAAGCAGCTCTTTTTTGTCTCTGTAGAAAATCCGATAAAAAGCGCGTAAGGAAATATCTTTAAGACTTACGTCGTCCGTTAAACCTGTCTGCTCCTTGACCTGAGCAAGGAGCTCATCTTGATAGCGTCGGGCCTCCCTTTGGTTTTTAAAACCCTGCTTCGTTTTTTGACGCCACTTGGTGCCGACTTTATACGACAAGATCAAGCACACACTGCCATTCTTTTCACGATAGGAAAAGGTATATTCCATAAAAAGACCTCCTTCTGTGGCGGAGGGAGGCTGAAAATGTTATAATATTTTTGCAGCCTCCGATTTGCTATGGGGATTGCACTTAGATCCAGTGACATGGCGGTGTCGCTGGATTTTTTATTTTAGTCTTTCTTGACTTTTTTCTTATTCCATTGGGTTCCCATGTCGAATTTGTCTTGAATTTCTTGAGGGATTCTTCCATTCCCTGTTAATGTGATGTATTTATCGCCAACTTTAAAGCTGGCTTCAATTTCAATGTTGTTGAAATTGAGTGGTGTAACAGGGTAGATCCATCCCGTCCCTCCAAGCCTTGATGATTCGAATTGAGCATCTGATCTATACAGTAGGACTGATTTGGATTGGTTAGGCGGAACAATGAAATTAGGTTGCACATTATTTCCTTGATCCCTGAAGCGTCCCTGATAAAATGGCTGGCCATAGAAAGCTCCTATCTTAATCGCTGATTGATTAATATCTAAGACCAATGGTGCATTGGTCTTATTTTTTGCTTCCAGCAAAATTGCACCATAGATGTATTGCTTACTCATGAAAGATTTGCCTCTAGTGCGGATAATATAGCCTGTTGCATTATGTTTGAGATAAGATTCTGGCTTAGAGTAGGGGACAAACCCAGGCCCAAAAATTGTTAAATCGCCACTGGCAGTGCGATTGACCAGAACAGGACGGGCAGATAACAAATAATCACTCGTTTCCGCCGTTGCTCGCGTGGTAATAGAGTTATTGATTTCGTTAATAGCAGCGTCTGCTGTATAGTCTTTAGATTTTTCATCAATCCATAGACAGTTAGCTAGTGCAGTTCCGAAAATTGATAATGCAGCCACAAAACTCAATGCAAAGACTTTTTTCTTCATGTTTCCTTCCTTTCCTGCGCCCTAAAATTTCGCTCGCAGCTCGACAACTTTTCCTAGGATCCTAATTGGTAATGATAGGATTTCCTCGTTGGAGTAATAATGTGGTTCATACACGCTGGTATTCGTGGCAATTAAAGTGATTCCGCCCGCTTGCTTTTTTACTCGTTTAACAGTTGCGTCATCTCCATTAATGAGGACTATGGCAATCTCACCGCTTTCAACATCGTCTTGCTTTTTAACGATGACAACATCGCCTTCTACCATCCTTGGCTCCATGGATGCGCCGTGGATTGTTAGCGCAAAAAATTCACCCGTTGAAGCAAGTTCTGGAGAGATTTCTTCGTAATCAAGGATATCTTCAACCGCCTCAAGCGGGATTCCTGCTGCAATTCTTCCAAGTACAGGAATCTTCACACCCCGACGTTCCGACTTTTTCGGTTTCCCTTCATTTTCTTCCAAGTCAGAATAATATAGCTCATCAAGCGAGATGTGATACAATCCAGATAATTTGCTTGCAATTTCTATAGATGGCTCTGATACACCTGATTCCCATTTCTGCACCGTTGTAAATGACTTTTTGCCCGTATAGTCCGCAATAAATTCTTGGGAGAATCCATTCTTCAATCTCAAATATTTTAAATTTTTCGCAATCATTTGCATCACACCTCATTAAACCCGGTCGCATCCAATATGTCTATACGCTTTTAGAATATCACGGATTTGATTTATTTTCAAGCTGTGTTGAAAATAATGGGGATGGACTTGAAAAAAAATAAAGTTCGCTATTGACACTTGAAACATATTCAAGTAAGATAGATACAGTTGCGAAAGGAGGTGAAAAAAAATGAAATACACAATAAAGGAATTGAGGGCAAGAAAAAAAGAAACGCAGGCCGATGTTGCCAAGGCTATTGGCGTTTCAACGACCACTTACAATGCCTGGGAAAAAGACTTGTCGAACGTCGCAATAAGCAAAGTTGCTGCGCTAAGCGAACATTTCGGAGTCTCTTTAAGTGAGATTGCTTTTTTTTGAAATGTTACTTGAATATAAATCAAGTGAAGGGGGCGCCAAATGAAAGAAGAAATTATCCGCGGCGCGGATCCACTGACACCTAGGCTTGTCCCGCAGGTCATGACCGCTCAAGAGGCCGCTGAGGTGCTCAATGTGTCATTGTCCACCATCTATAACCTACGTGACCGCGGAACGCTGCCACAGCTCACAAAACTCCCTGGCGTGCGGTTTGCCGCTAAGGATGTGATGGACCTTATCGGCGTCGACACCTACTTTTACACGCCGCAAAAAATGAAGGATCTGCAACGAGAGTTAGAACGCAAGGACGCTCGCATCAAGACTCTTGAAGGGCTGCTCAGAGGAGCGGCAGCAACTATCCTTGACGGCATGAAAATCGCGGGGGTGTGAGAAATGAGTACAAGAATAAAAGCGTCCATCATCGCCACGGCCCTTATCACTGCGGGCGTCCTGACTGCGGGCGCCATCTGGCGGGAAAGGGTCAAACCCGAGCCAACGGATTACCTCACCTTTGAGCACGTGGTCTACACGGGTGACAGCCTCTGGTCCCTCTGCGAGCGGTACAGCGGATACGAGGACCTGCAGACCATCATCATGAGGGTGAGAGAGGATAATGGGATCTGCAATCCTGGGGCACTGCAGCCAGGACAGAAAATCAAGGTCAGAGTCAGAAAGGGGAATCGGTGATGATTGATAAAAAACAGGCAATCAGCATTGCTGATAAATTGGCAGATTTTTGCCTCCATATGAATTGCGCGGAATGTCCTTTTGGTATCCCATATCCGGGCTTTAGCCCAGAGTGTGTGCTGAAAGATTACCCGCTAGGATGGGATGTTGACCAAGCGAGGGAAAATCTACAGAAGGGTTGACTTGTCAAAATAGGCACTTTTTGACAAGAAATTAGTGAAATATCTTTAGAAATTTTGCTAAAAATTTCACAGAAATGAGGTGATTTCAATGAAAATCTCGAATAGTGAGGCATTGGCAGCGGCTGAAAACCTGATTAACTACTGCCTCAATACAAGATGCCCAGATTGCCCTTTTTCTAACGGCGACATTTGTGAGATTGGCGTGCCTGCAGAAGAATGGTACGCGGACGAGGAGGAATGAAAATTGAATCTTGAAAAAGGCCAAAAATAAAGCCCGCCAGCACGGCAATGCTGACGGGGCGCAAGGTGAATCTTGGACGGATTTACCTCCATTCTATCACAGGAGGTAAGAAAATGAAAATTAATGCTTTGGAACTTGAAAACGTCAAACGGATTAAGGCCGTCAGGTTGGAGCCAAGTCCCAATGGGCTTACCATCATCGGTGGAAAAAATGGACAAGGTAAGACTAGCGTCCTTGATGCCATCGCTTGGGGGCTTGGCGGGGATCGCTACAAACCATCCGTCCCTGCAAGGGAAGGGGCCTTGGTCCCGCCTGCAATCCATATCGAGCTGGATAATGGCATCATTGTAGAGCGGAAGGGAAAGAACAGCGCTCTCAAGGTCATTGACAGCAATGGCAATAAGAGCGGTCAGTCCCTCCTCAAGGAGTTTATCAGTCAGTTGGCACTGGACCTACCAAGCTTTTTAAAAGCGACAGACAAGGAAAAAGCGGACACGCTGCTGCAGATCATCGGTGTAGGAGACCAGCTCCAAGCTATCGACGAAAATATCCGCAAGGTCTATTATCAACGCACCGAAGTAGGACGCATCAAAGAGCGCAAGGAAAAAGCTGCTGCCGATATGCAGACTTTCCCTGGGGCACCGGAAGACCCCATCAGCGCCTTTGAGCTTATCCAACAGCAACAGGCCATCCTGGCAAGAAATGGGGAAAACCAAAAAAAGCGGTATCAACTCTCTGAGCTTGAACGCAAGCAAACGGACCTTGCCAACCGTATCAATGCGCTCATGAGCGAGCTTGAACAAGCAAAGAGTCAAAAGGAAATCGTTGACAGGGATGTTGAAACCGCTAGTAAGGACGTCGCCACCCTCCAGAACGAATCCACGGAAGAAATCGAGAAAAACCTGCAGCAGGTCGAGATGATCAATGCGCAGATCCGTAAAAATGCGGAGCACAAGAAGGCCGTCGAAGAAGCAGAACGGTATGGCGACGAATATGCAGAGCTTACAGGGCAGTTGGAAAGACTCCGTGCTGACCGTCGTTCCCTCCTTGATGGTGCTGACCTGCCGCTTCCTAAACTCTCCGTTGAAGACGGCAAGCTCCTTTATAAGGGCCTTCCCTGGGATGGCATGAGTGCCAGCGAGCAGCTCAAGGTATCTACTGCTATCGTGAGGAAGCTCAATCCAAACTGCGGTTTCGTACTCATGGACAAACTCGAACAGATGGACACGGACACGCTTCAGGATTTTGGTGCATGGCTCGAACGGGAAGGACTGCAAGTCATCGCTACCCGCGTTTCCACTGGTGATGAATGCAGCGTCATCATCGAAGATGGTATGGTCAAAGGCGAAGAGACAGCTGTTAAGCCGGCCTGGAAGGCAGGAACGTTCTGATGGAAAGAGACTTGAAATTAAAATCTCTCATGATTGCACAAAAAAGGGCGTGGGAGGAACTGCAGGAAACGCAGTATCAAATGAAGGATCCCCTGCTTCGTCCGCATGAGGTTGAGTATATGAAAGGCATCCTTGCTCACAAAGAAAAAGATTTTCAGCGTGCAAATGATGAGCTTAGGGCCTACATGAATCAGAAAAAAGGAGGAACCTCACATGCTTAATATCAGCAAAGGAATCGTTTTGAGACCGCAAAAGGTCGTTGTCTATGGTCCTGAAGGGATTGGAAAATCGACATTTGCAAGTCATTTCCCGGACCCTCTTTTCCTTGATATTGAAGACAGCACCAGCCAGCTCGACGTCAAGCGCATTCCAGACATCAATTCCTGGGCCATGCTCCATGGCATTATCGAAGAAATCGCGAAGGAAAAGCCATGCAAGACTCTGGTCATTGATACGGTGGACTGGGCAGAAAAGCTCTGCATCCAGTATGTTTGCGCCCAAGCTAAGAAAAGCTCCATCGAGGACTTTGCTTATGGAAGTGGCTATACAAAGCTTATGGAAGCTTTTGCCCGCTTTCTGGAAGCCTTAAATGAAGTGACGAGAGCAGGCATCAACGTGGTCCTTAATGCTCATGCTCAGATCCGAAAGTTTGAGCAGCCGGATGAGATGGGAGCCTATGATCGGTGGGAACTGAAACTCAACAGCAAGACCACGAACAAGACGGCCGCCCTTGTGAAGGAATGGGCAGATGCCCTGCTTTTTGCCAACTATAAGACCATCATCATGACAGACCAGACGACCAATAAAAAGAAAGGCGTTGGCGGGAAGCGGGTTATGTATACGCAACACGCAAGCACCTGGGATGCAAAAAACCGATGGTGCCTGCCGCCAGAAGTGCCTTTCGAATATGCAAGTATTGCGCCCTATATCCCGGACATAGGAGAACCACCTGTGGTTATTGATTCTCCGCAAGGCAGTGTTCCTCTGCCGCCTGATCCTTCTCCCGAAGAAGAAGCTTTCTGGGAAACTCACGAAGCAGATGGACCCGCTCCGCAGCAAGAAGTCATTGCAACAGCTGCTCAAGTTGCTGCTGCAGATCCAAAACAAGCTGTTATTAAGCAGGTCTTTGACCTTTTTAAGGCCGAAGGCATGACAGAAACAGATGTTCGTCGCGCCGTTGCTGCGCGCGGTTACTATCCTGAAGAAACCAGTATCATGGACTATGACATCGAATTTTTGAAAGGCGTCATCCTTGGTGCCTGGCCGCAGCTTAAATCGTTTATTGTTGCTAATAAAAATAAAATTTAGGAGGAAATGAAAATGAGCTTTGAAAATATGGGAACCGTGGTTGAAGATAAGGTATTTGGTTGGGAAGACGAAATCACCGCTGAAGGCGGGAACAAAAGTTACACCCTCCTTGAAGAAGGGGATTACCCCTTCATTATCAAAGAAATTGAACGCTCCATGTATGAGCCAAAAAATCCGAACAGCAAGATTCCACCATGTCCGAAGGCCATCATTCATTTGATGGTCATCCCGAATGATCCCGCAGCGACGGAGCCAGTGGAAGTGACCACAAATCTCTTCCTTCACAGCAGCCAGGAATGGAAGCTTGCCACCTTCTTCCTTGCCATTGGCGTCAAGAAGAAACATGAACCACTCCATATGCGCTGGAACCTCCAAGGCCTTGAAGGCTGGTGCCACATGGCGCCGCGCGAATTTAACGATAAAACCTACAACAACGTTGCTTACTTCATCGAACCGGACAAGGCCCCTAAACGGGACCCCCATATGCCTGCTCCAAAGCCTGTGAATGGAGCAAGCTTCACACCAGGGGCCTTCTAAATGGACCTTAGGCCGTATCAAAAGCAAGCAATTGAGGCCATTGAACAAGACTGGAAGCGTGGACACAGGCGCACGCTCCTTGTTCTTCCTACGGGTTGCGGCAAGACCATTGTCTTTGCTAACGTGGCCAAACGAGCCGTGGCCCGTGGGAAAAAGGTCCTCATCCTTGCTCATAGAGACGAGCTTTTAAATCAAGCCCAGGATAAGATCTTAAAGGCGACAGGACTCATGACCAGCAAGGAAAAAGCGGAAGAAACTTCCCTGGACAGCTTTTTCCGGATTACCGTTGGAAGCGTGCAAACTATGCAGCGGGAAAAGCGGCTTGAACGGTTTGCACCTGATGCTTTCCAGACCATTATCGTTGATGAAGCCCACCACGCCCTTGCAAATGGCTATCAGACGGTTTTAAATCACTTCCCTGATGCGGAAGTCCTAGGTGTCACGGCAACGCCTGAGAGACAAAATGTGGCGTGCCTAGGCGAGTATTTTGACAACATCGCATATGAATATTCCCTCCCGCAAGCCATCAAGGAAGGATACCTTTCGCCAATCAAGGCACTTACGGTGCCGCTCAATATTGATATTGGTGGCGTGAAGATGTCAAGCGGGGACTATGCAGCCAATGAACTAGGGGATGCCTTATCCCCATATTTAGAAGCCATTGCCACGGAAATGGAGCAGTATTGCAAGGAACGGAAGACCGTGGTTTTCCTGCCGCTTGTGGCAACGAGCAAGGCTTTCCGGGATATCCTGAACCGCCATGGATTTAGAGCGGCCGAGGTCAATGGAAACAGTGCAGACCGTACTGAAGTCCTTGATGCTTATGAGTGCGGGGAATACAACGTGCTCTGCAACGCCATGCTCCTCACGGAAGGATGGGACTGCCCTGCAGTGGATTGTGTTGTCGTCCTTCGTCCAACAAAGATCCGCAGCCTTTACCAGCAAATGGTGGGGCGGGGGAGCAGACTTGCGCCAGGGAAAAAGGATTTGCTCCTCTTGGATTTTTTGTGGCTCACAGAACGACACAACCTCTGCAGGCCAGCATCACTCGTTTGCAAGGACGAAAAGGTTGCTGAAAAGATGACGAAGCGCCTTGAAGACAGCGCAGGGATGGCCCTTGATATTGAAGAAGTTGCAGACGAAGCAGAAAGGGCTGCCGTAGCTGAGCGGGAAGCTAGTCTAGCCAAAGAGCTCAAGGCCATGCGAGAACGGAAAAGAAAACTAGTGGATCCCATCCAGTATTTCTTCAGCATCGAGGCTGGCGACCTTGCAGGCTACGAGCCGACTTTCATGTGGGAAAAAGGCCCTGCAACGAAAAAGCAGCTTGAATATCTTGAAAAGCACGGCATTGCACCGGACACGGTAGAAAATGCAGGCCTTGCAACGCAACTTATTGAGCGACTCAAGATGCGCCAACAAAATGGCCTTTCAACGCCAAAGCAGATCCGTTTTCTGGAACGCAAAGGCTTTTCTCATGTTGGGACTTGGAGCTTTTCCGCGGCAAGCAGCATGATTGGACGTATCGCGGAAAATGATTGGCGCATCCCGTCTGGCATCATACCCGCTGCCTACAATCCTCAAGAAGGAATGAATCATGAAGCAATTTGACCTTTTAGGCGTGCTTAATTTCATAGATCCAACTTCCTGCTCCTATCAAGAGTGGCTGCAGGTGGGGATGGCCCTCCAGAAAGAAGGGTATCCTCTTAGTGCGTGGGACAACTGGAGCGCCCTTGACAGTGGGCGCTACCATCAAGACGAGTGCAGCAAGAAATGGGAGGGCTTCCGAGGCTCTCCCAATCCCGTAACGGGAGCCACCATCACCATGATGGCAAAGGACCGCGGGTGGAAGCCAAAGGATCGGGAAGCAGGCCGTGCGCTTTCGTGGGACGATGAGATTCGTGAAGACCCATCAAGCGGGATCATCATCAACACCAAACTCCTCGAAGGGGAAGCCTTTAGGGAACCACAAGGGGACTGGAAACCGGTCCAGGAAATCATCACCTTCCTCCGGACCCTCTTTGACGCCTCTGACCATGTCGGCTACGTCAACGAAAGCATGCGGAAGGATGACACGGATAAATTTATCCCTGCCAATGGTGGCTATACGAGCAGAACGAGCAGCACGCTCATTACTCAATTAGAAAAATGCAATGGTGATATTGGTGCCGTCTTTGGTGATTATAATCCGGAGGCGGGCATGTGGATCCGCATCAATGCCCTTGATGGTCACGGCGTCAACAACGAAAATGTGACCGCCTTTAAATACGCTCTGGTCGAATGTGATGACCTGTCCCTTGCAAAACAAAATGAGGCCATCCGCAAGTTGCAGCTGCCGGTGGCAACGCTGACCTACAGCGGCGCAAAAAGCATTCACGCTATTGTTAAGATTGATGCAGCCAATGCGGAAGAATATCGGCAGCGTGTCGAATTTTTATATAAGATCTGCGAAAAGAATGGGCTTACCATCGACACGGCCAATAAGAATCCCTCTAGGCTTTCCCGGCTTCCTGGCATCAAACGAGGCGGCAAGAAACAGTTCCTCATTGGAACAAACATCGGAAAGGCATCCTGGGACGAGTGGCGGGAATGGATCGAGAACACCAATGACGACATGCCCGTCATCAAGAATCTTGGAATGGCAAAGGACAAGGGGCTGCCGCCCAAAGCCGACGAACTCATCCACGGCGTATTGCGACAAGGACATAAGATGCTCATTGCAGGACCATCTAAGGCTGGAAAGAGCTTTGCCCTTATTGAGCTTGCCATGGCCATTGCATCAGGAACCACCTGGCTTGGACATTTTCCTTGTGAAAAAGGAAAGGTCCTCTACGTCAACCTCGAAATTGATGAGCCATCCTGCTTTGACCGCTTTGACGTGGTTGGAAAGGCCCTTGGCATTGGTCACGAAGCTGACTACAACGTCGAAATCTGGAACCTGCGCGGGAAAAGTGTCCCGATGGACAAGCTGGCACCAAAAATCATTGCCAGGGCGCAGGAATCGGATTACATGGCCATCATCATTGACCCCATCTACAAAGTCATCACGGGTGATGAAAACAGCGCCGACCAGATGGCTCATTTCTGCAACCAATTCGACAAGATCTGCACGGAGCTTGGCTGCGCTGTCATTTACTGTCACCATCACAGCAAGGGCGGGCAAGGCCTCAAGAAGTCCATGGACCGCGCCAGCGGGTCCGGCGTCTTCGCCCGTGATCCAGATGCTATGCTGGACATGATCCAGCTCAAGGTCAAGGACCAGGCCCAGGATGACATTGCAACGGCCTGGCGTATCACCGGAACGCTGCGGGAGTTTCCGTCCTTTCCTCCGGTCAACGTCTTTTTCCGTTATCCCGTCCATGTAGCTGACGACACGGACATGCTCAAGGATGCCATGGAAGAGGGCAGCCTGGCTGATGTTTACCAGAAGGGTAGGGAACAGTCGAACAAGGCGAAGAAGGAAGAAGCTGCCAAGAATGTCGACAGCGTGGAAATCGCTTTTGAAGCGTATGCGAACGAGTCAGGGAAAGCGAAGCTGGAAGATATGATTTCTTATTTCTCAAAAAGCGAAAACACCGTCCGGAAATATATTAAGGAACACGGTGGGTTTGAAATTAAAAATGGTCTGGTCGAGAGGTCAAAGAATGAAGAAAAATAATTTATTGATTTACTTAGATAAAGAAAAGCTCAGCTCAGCACAGTTATATATATAGTATTGAGCTATTTTGAGCTGCATATGTCAGGAAGTAGGGGGTAAATGTGTGGGACTACGTTTCCCACACACATTTCCCCTCTCCCTACTTCTCCAGACATATGGACAGTGGTTCTGAATTGAATTTCAAAAGT